GAGTGTTTAAGGAAACACAAGACCAGATTATAATAAAATAATGTATTTTGCCCACTGGCGCACTGTGTAAATCCTACATGGTACGCTGGTGGGCTTCTTTTTTTGCCTCATCCCGCATGAACCACAGACAGCACCCCGGCATGCTCCGAAGTGCAGTTGTGGCTTATGCGGGTTTTTGTGTTATGTGGTCAACGAGTTACAAAATCATACTCCCAATCCGTATAAAATCGCTTTCAGTTCCTTTACCATTCGGGTAAGAATCTCCTGCTCAAGTGTGTTGCAGTCCAAAAGCAGACGGTGAATCTCGGAATCGGCAGTGGAAGCCGAGTGTGTCAGACTGTCTACGAGAAGGTCGTCTGCTGATACGTTCAGTGCATTTGCGATATCAACCAGAGTATCTAGGCTCGGACGGTTGATAGCTGCTTCAATAACACTGATGTGTTTTCGGGTCATGTTAAGCTGTTCCCCAAGAGCCTCTTGCGTGATACCAGTTTGTTTGCGGGCGTTTGAAATACGCTTGCCCAAAGCTTCATAATCAATGGCCATGTGTGGTCCTCCTTATGTTTACCCGCATAAGGCTGTAACAATTATCCCGTAGAGAAAAATACATAGCAACTGGTTATAGAAGAGTTTAAGACCGCAAAAGCTCACACCCCTATCTGCTGTGTGGTCTTAGCCCATTTTGCTACCTGCTATGTAGCAAAACATGAAACGTGCTACATGATAGGTAGCAGTCAAATCATCAATCAAACCTTATAATATAAATGTAGAAAAGACTGCACATGGAAAGGAACGATGATGACGAGCAAAGGAGAAAAAGGAATTCTTACATTATACAGTGATGTACAGGCGACTTCTGTTCGTTGGCTGTGGTATCCGTTCATAGCAGTTGGGAAGATCACATTGCTGCAAGGCGACCCCGGCGATGGTAAGTCCACAATGATGATGAATCTGATAGCAGAGTTATCTAAAGGCGGAAAGCTGCCGGATGGCAAAGCAGTTGGATTATCGCAGAGGGTCATTTACCAGTGTTCAGAAGATGGTGTGTCAGATACCATCAAGCCCCGGCTGGAAAAGTGTGGGGCAGATTGTGGGAATGTGGCTTTTATAAATGAAGAAACATACAGTGGCCTGACACTGGATGATGAACGCATCCGGCAGGCTATTATAGAATTTCGGCCGAAATTGGTAGTCATCGACCCGATACAGGCTTATCTCGGAAGTGATTCTGACCTTCAGATTGCAGGCAGAGCCAGAAAGCTAATGCAGCGTCTTGGTATGTGGGCATCTGTATATGATTGCGCCATTGTGCTGATCGGTCACCTCAATAAAAAAGAGGGAACAAAAGGCCTGTATCGGAGCCTTGGCAGTATTGATGTGGTGGCGGCTGCCCGGAGTGTCCTGCAGGTGGAGCGAGATCCAAAGAACACAGATGTCCGTATCGTCCGGCAGATAAAAAACAGTCTGGCTCCGTCAGATGGAGAAATCAAATTTTCGATAACAGCGGAGCAGGGCTTCCAATGGCTGGAATGTGAAATAGCACAGGACCCGGCAGCAGAGCCGGAAACACCAGTATTTGAATCAAAGTCTGAAAAAGCAGCCTACCTGATTAAGAAACTGCTTTCAGAAGATGATATGAGATCCAGAGAAATCTATATGCGGTTGAGCGATGAAGGTATTAGCCGTAGAACAGCAGAAAACACAAAGAAAGAACTCGGCATCCGAAGTTATCGGAAGATGCGCCAGTGGTATTGGAGCATAAAACCGGGGGAATGAGAGGAACTATAGAATGAGCAGTGGAACAGAAGCGATAGATCGTAAGCAGAGAATTAGAGACCGATATAGAGGCGTGGATACTTCCGAACTGGAGGTTATCCCGGCCAAAATTGTGGAGGGGCTTGGAGAAAGCACCTCTATTCGTCGTGTCGCTGCCTATGTACGTGTTTCCACTGACAATGATGAACAGACCTCCTCGTATGAGCTTCAGAAAAATTATTATACGGACTACATTAAGGCCCAACCCGGCTGGGAGTTTGTTGGCATTTATGATGATGAAGGAATCAGCGGCACTTCGCTGGCACACCGCAAAGGAATGCAGCAGCTGATCGAGGATTGTAAGGCGGGAAAGATTGACCTGATTCTTACAAAGTCCATCGCCCGTTTTGCCAGAAATATCGTTGACTGCCTTTCTGTTATCGAAACGCTGAAGAATCTTGACCCACCCGTAGGGGTAAAATTTGAAGCGGATAATATCTACACCCTGGACAGTAACGGACGCATGATTCTGACGATTCTGGCATCCGTGGCAGAGGAAGAATCCCATTCCAAATCAATTATCATGAACTGGTCCATTGATCGCCGGTTCAGCCGTGGACTTTTCCTTACGCCGGCGTTGCTTGGATATGACCAGGATGAGGATGGCAACCTTGTGGTGAATCAGGATGAGGCTCAGACAGTAAAGGTCATTTATTACCTGTACCTGAATGGATTTTCGCTAAAGGATATTGCGGAACTTCTGACAGATTACGAGCGGAAGACGAAGCTGGGAAACACGGAATGGAATCCGGGCACGATTGCCGGAATCATTGCAAATGAACGCCATTGTGGGGATGTGCTGGCGAGAAAGACTTTCACACCAAACTTCCTTACGCACAAGGCAAAGAAGAACAACAATGATCGAACGCAGTACCGTCAGCGGGACCATCACGAGGCGATTGTTTCCAGAGATGTTTTCAATGCGGCCAATCATCTGCGCGCATCCCGGACGTATAAAAAGAAAAATCATCCGTTGCCAGTTTTGAGTGTGGTAGATGATGGCATCCTTCGCGGATATGTGCCTTTTGATAAGGATTGGACAGGTTTCTCGGCAGAGGAATACCGGGAAGCATCCGAAAGCGTCATGCGGGAAAAACAGTCCAACACGGTAGAAGTAAGGAATCGTCTGGATCTTACTGGCTATGAAGTAGTCCGGGCACAGTATTTTGCAACCTTGCAGAATCCGGCGATGACAATTTCAAACGGAAGGCTACGTTTTAATGCTGCCTGTCTGAAAAAGTTTGATGATGTGGAGTATGTAGAATTGCTTCTGAATTCAGTTGACAGATGTATTGCCATTCGGCCGTGCGAAAAGAGCAATCCGAATGCAATCCGCTGGGGCAGATTGAAAGAAGGACGCTGGTGTGCAAATACCCTTGGGTGCCGAGGACTGGCAAAGGCTCTTTTTGACATTATGGAGTGGGACGAAGATTTGAAATACCGCTTCCGTGGTCAGCTTGTGGAGCAGGGAGGCGATAAGCTGATGCTCTTTGAACTTGATGAGCCGGAGATGATCAAGGTGGAGGAAATCGTCCTGCCACCTAAGGAGGAAGAATCGGAAGGCGAAACAGTTAAAAAGACGATTTATATTTTCCCACCAGAATGGGCGGGGACTTTTGGCCAGCCAATCACGAGCGTCGCACAGATTGGTATTTTGCAGCAGGGGCATTATGCCGGCAATTGGGATGTACTTCGGCCGGCATCAGAAATTAAGGAAATGAACATTTTTACCGCAGATGGTCTAAATACACTGCTCCATGAAGCGGAAGAAATAATGGAAGGATGGATTGACATAGATGGAGGGAAACAAAACGTTAATGCCGCCGAAGGAGCAGGCATTGGAGACTGAAAGAGATGCAAAGGCTGAAGAACTGGAGAGCACTTTTTCATATGATGGATATCAAGTGGTGCGAAAAGAACTGTTCGCTCACCTCCGGGACCCGGCAATTGTGATTCGAAAAGACAGCATCACATTCAACACAGCCTGTATCAGTGGGCTGGAAGATGTGGTTTATGTACACGTCATGTTCAACAGTGATTTGAAGCGCATCGTTGTACGTGGCTGTGATGAAAATGATAAGGACGCTTTGCGCTGGTGTATTGCGAAGCCGGACAAGCGGAAGAGTAGAAAAATGTCCTGTAAGCCTTTTTCAGAATTGGTTTATAACGAGATGGGCTGGGATAGTGACTGCCGCTATAAGATACTGGGGTATCGAATCAACTTTGAAGGAGAGACCTTGTATGTTTTTGACCTTCTCGTGCCAGAAATTTTCCACGAAAGTCAGAAACGGAAGAAAGGGGAAAGTGCGCCACAATCAGAGGAAACAAAGCCTGTGAATACCAGGAAGGGATTTTACCCAGATGATATTGCGGGCACTTTTGGCGTGCCTGTAGAAGAGCACCTGAAAGAATCAGAAGTGAAGCAAATAGATGGATATGTGTCGATGAGCATCCTGACGGGGAAGGCCCCCGGTACCAGTGCGGATTAGAAGAATGAAAAGAAACCAAGGGGGAAGTACGCCCATTTTTAGGAGGAGGTGAGTAGATTGCAGGAACAGAAAATATGGCACGCCGGTGTTCTCGGTATGACATTAAACGTGGATGAAGGACGGATCACGATTTTTCGCAGCACTCTTGAAACGCTCGGCTGGCCGTCACACTATCGGTTTTTATACAATCCCCAAATGAATCAGATCGCCGTGCAGGTATGCAGTGCGGCAGATGCAGGAGCTCATCGAGTGGGAAAGCTGAATGAGTTCAGCAGCTGTGAGATCAAGTGCGTGGCCTTCGTGCGAATGGTTTATAAAAATGCCAAATGGGATAAGCGCAGATCTTACCGCATGATTGGAAATCCGTTCCTAGAGCAGAGATTGGTCAGCTTTCAAATTCAAGAAGCACTGCCGATTGAAAATGGAAAAGTGCTGGACGGGACGGTAAGCCCCACGTTTGCCCTGTGTCGGGCAGAAGGCTCTCCATCGCAAAACAATCCCACCCCGGAAGAAAAAGCCGACAGTGGGGAAATGTGAGGGGCGTGTGGCGAAGCAAAGGAAGAGTTCGGCACTGAAAAATAGAATATCCGAAATTAAAGAAGCCTACTTGGTCACCATCCGGCTTGCTTAAAGCGTAGCAGGCAGGAACGGGAACCAGGTGGGCTTTTTTCAATAATCAAATAAGTGAGCTTTTTGCACCGATATTTAGGTCATCAATTTTCGAGTTGATGGCCTATTTTTTGCGTCTAAAAACGTAGAAACACTATATGTAGTGGTTGATGATTATTTTATACCGACATATTGTATTTTGCCGAAGAAATGCGTAGTAAAGGAATCTCCTCTAACCGAACGCAGGTAGTGAGATGTACATACATTCGTAATGCGATTGATCATCCAGATCCAATAAATCGTCCATATACTCCAGAAGAATTGCAAACTTCGGTCGAGTTACTTATTGGAATTTGTAATGCATTGGAAAATCACTAAAAAATACCGGGTGCCAGCCCCCTGGTACTAAACTGTAAACGCAAAATGAACAAAATATGACTAAAAAGTCGAATGCTATCGAAATAGTATCAGACTTCGGTAAAATAAAGCCGAACATATTGGTGCCAGACCGTGCGTCCAGCAAAGGGCGTGCAATCCGACAGGTGGAAATCCTGTCAAATAAGCTGCTAACCACAGCAT